TACTAAACAAAACATCTTGAAATTGTGTTTGAAAAATGTTTTCTTTTTGATATTCGTCAGTATATTCTAAATCCATACCGTATTTTTCCCAAACATCGTATGCTCTCAGTCTATTTCTGCTTACAGTACAGGCTTCTAAGGCAAATTGTGCTCTATCCATTACATCTTCTTCACTTAATGTTGTTACAAACTCAGTTAGATAATTTATTCCAAATGTAACGTGCCTTGCTTCGTCTCTAATAATATATTCTAACATTTGTTTGTACACAGGATCGTTAGTTCCTTCTTTGGCGGCATTAAAGGCGGCTAATGCCAATCCTTCAATTACAACTTGCATACCAATAAACTTTAAATCCCATCTTGGATCTGTTAAAATTTTATCTAATAAACCTTTTAATGCTCTACCTATGGGCCAACTACGTTTTAAACGTTGTTGTAAGTATTTGTTAAATGCTTCAACATGCCTTGCCTCGTCGAATGTTTGACTAGCGGCGTAAAGTTTTGCGTTATAAGTAGGCGCACAACTGGCTAACTGCGATGCTACCAATAATGCTCCTTGCTCTCCGTGTAAAAATTGACTTGTTGCCCAACTGTTTAAGTCTTTAAAGAACTCTAACCTAGTTTCCTTATCAAATGTTTTAAATGTTGTATGATTATCCCATTGAGTATTCTCAAATTCAAACTCTTCGTCACCAATTCCTGTGAACTTAGGAGTCCAATCAACATCAACTTCTACATTCCAATTTAATTGTTTGCCTAATTCATATAACTTTTTGATTCTGTTGTCTTGTACTGTGTAATCCCAATTAAATGAACCAGTCAAAGGTGTTTGAAAAATCTCTACAACATCTGTAGGATCTAAATCAGCCGGAACATCTTCGTCAAACTCGATTACGTTCCTTGGAGTTTTTGTATATTTTATTTTCATTATTCTCTTAACGCATTTTGCGTCTTGGCTTAGTTGTACGTTTAGGTTTTCTATAAATTTGGTCTTCCGTAATTACTTTAAAGTGTATTCCTTTTGCTTTACACCAAGCATTTGCGGCTTCCCATTTTGCGGCATTTACTTGTGTTGCAAACTTATCTCCTCTGCCTTTGGCATTTTCAACAATAGTTTGGCTTTTAGGTTTTATCTCTATAAGTTCAATTAACGTTTTACCATTTTTATCTTGATATTGTACCATAAAGTCAGGTACATAATTTGTTATCTTTCCTGTAAAAGGGTGTCTGTATGGTATCTTGACATTCTCACTTGCCCATTTAAGTATATTTGGATGGCTATCACAAAATCTCATGAATGCTGTTTCCCAACTGCTACGAGCAAATGGCATTTTACCACCAACATACTTGTCTGGATTCTGAACTACATATTGTCCTTGAGAGTATCGATTTGACATAACTATCCTTACGGTCTAATTAGGTCTGAGATTTTACTATATTTGTTTTGTTTTTCTACACTCAAACCAACTAAATTACCTTTCGGTCTAATTTTATTTAGTGCTTTATAAGTGTTTTCTGCTAATTTTATGCTGTCTTCATTCAATTCAAAGTATGATATAGGATGTACACCTTGAATATCTGCAATTTTTATTAATGCTATTGCTAAAGTGTTTGCTGTGACTTTGTTAAACCCAACACTTTGCAAACGACCTTTAACCATATCTATTCTTGTAGCATCCATTCCACGTGATGCATTTTCGTCTAGCATTCCTGTAAGCACATCTACACTTGCTTCAGGCAAAGGAAAATTTATTGTACTGTTTTGTAAAAATTGTACAACCTTATTACGTCTTACTTCGTAACTTGGTTCATTACCAAATGTTTCGTATAAACTTTTCATTAATTACCACCTGCCGTTTTCCAAAAATCATTATCTTGATTTGTTCCAAGTCTTGCAGTCTCTCCGCTGTTTTGGTCAACAGGAGCAAGAAATCCTAATTCACGTTTTCTTAATGCTGGTTGGTTCCTTGTATCTTTACTTGCATTCTGACTTACTGGTGAGTTTTCATCCAGTGGACCACCATCTCTTAATCGTTTATAACTATCTTGTGAACCATATGTAACAAATCGTTTCATATCTTCTTCTGCTATAAAACCATTTACTACAGGATTGATTGAAAAGTTTTCGTATTGGATATCCATATTAATCATAACAGGATCACTTGCGGCATGGTCAAAACCTTCCACAGTAAAGTTTGTTACGATTGGATTAAACAATGTGTACTTCATGGCTCTTTGAGCATGATAGTAAACAATGTCTATGTGTGATACAAAATATTTTTCATTCCCAGGTCTAAGATTATAACCTTGATTGTTGTCTGAATATCCTAAATTAAATCCATATGTAGGACCATTTTGACTACCAGTTGGTATTTTATCAGGTACTACATCATAAGGAATTTTTCTAGGTGTTGCATTATTATTAACATCAATATCAAATTGTCCTAGAGGGTTTGAAAATAAATGTGCATACATTCTCATCAATAAAATTACCCAAGCACTATCCACTGTGTCATAAGCCGCTAATGAAATAGGCTTATACTCAGCATGAGTTATAGTTACTCGCTTTTTATTGTACTGATTTTTGACATCCGTCTGAATTTCTGCACTTGGTACTTCAGAGTTTTTAATCAAACTACTGAGTACAGTTGGAACACCTGCTTCTCTCATGTCGGAAATACCGGGAATGTCAATATCACCATTAAAGTGAAAATTGACATACCCGTTAAATTTCTGTCTTACAGGGTTGTTTACTGGGCTAAAAGGTTTAGCATGGTTAACATCAAATGCAAAATAATCTCCGTCCTTATATATTACATCGCCAATCAGTTTATTAACTAATATCTTATAAAGGTCCATATTTTGCTCTTACGTTAATTAACTATTAAGTGCCGTCACTCGCTGTAGAACCAAAGACGTTAGTCTCAGGGAATACTTCACCTGAACCACCAGCAACTGTAGAGCCTGCACCATTACCATCACCTGGAACATGTAAAGCATTATCAAATCTAATTGTTAATGTTACTGTAACTGGTTCGTTAGTAGTGTAGTCTGAATCACTGTAGTCTACGTTCTGCAAGAAACAACCTTCAAGTCCCCATGTTTCCATAGGTGCTGTAGTTTGACCATCAAGTATTTCAAGTCTAGTATTAAACTTATAATCTTCTCCAGCCAACGGTGACTGTTGATTAAAGTGGTTTAACTGTCTTTGAACTTGTTTACCAGCAAGTCTTGACACAGTATTCTGAATGTCATCACGAATAACTATTTGTACAGTTTCCCATGTGTGCTTACCTTGTACATAAACTTTAGAGTTGTAAGAATGTATTTCTACTTCTTCAAAGTTAATCTTAGGTCTGCTGACGTTCATTACATTCTGCGTAAACTCTCTGGCATTACCTTGAGCGCCGAAATCTTCTACCTTAACTCTAAATCTAAATTTGAGTTTAGGCATTAAAATACCAGCGGTACCGGAATCATCTACAGGAACACCGAACTTATTTTTGTTTCCAAATAAATCTGCCATTTGTTTTCTCCTAACTTATAAACCACTGTTGGGTTTACGTTACATTTATTTATCAAAATAACCAATTTTTCTTTATAGTGTGTTTTAATTCCATAAAAAAAGGGCAGTAAAAACCGCCCTTTTTTCATTAGTTTTATCTCAAACTTCTTAAGATGCTGTTGATCCCAATGTGTTTTGGATTCTAATTGGTATATAGATAAACTCAATTGCTTTAACTGGTTGAATAGCAATATCAATATAAAGTTCATTTCTATCGATTCTTGCTGGAGTGTTATTTGAGTTATCACAAACTGTAACATAGTCAAATAATCCTCTTTGGATAACCAAGTTTGAAAGGAATCCATCTACAACACCTTTAGCATTCTGTCTTGTGATGTCGTCATTTGGTTCAAATAAGAATGGCTTAACGATATCGTCAAGTCTTTCTCTGATGTAAACAACTAATCTAGCAACATTGATTCTGTCCAACGCACTTGCAGTTGGGTTAAGTGTTTTTTGACCAAACACTACCAAACCTCTACCTGGGAACTGAGCAATAGGATTAACTTTGTTCAAGTATAATGTATCTCTCTGTCCTTCGTTAAGTGTTACTGGAACATATTCACCGTCTGTTGGATTAACAAATCCAACTGAAGTTGCGTTTTGTACAAGACCTCTTTGGAATCCTGCTGGTGCAAACCAAGGGAAAGCCACCTGGTCATTAAATGCAAGTGTTCTTAAAGCAATGTGACTTGGTGGTACAACAACGTTAGTACCGTCTAAGTTAGTTGCTAAAGCACTTGGATAGTAAACTGCCGCATATGGAGAACTTGATAGTAATCCATCTTCGCCGTTTTCACTAGCATTGTTGGCGTTTGTTGCCCAGTTTTTTGTGCTTGTTGCATCTGCTTTAAGTCTAAATGGTGTATCTCCAATTACAAATGCTGTATTTCTTCTATCACCACTTAATGCAATCATTTCATCTAACAATTCTGGATATCCTGGAGCGGCTATCAAGTTAAATGAATTTGTTTCTGCTCTAATGTCATCATTGCTGACAACTGCGGCTTGCATTTTTGTTTTAACCAAGTTGTGTACTGCTTTTCTTAAACCATACATTTTACCGTCTGGTTGATTTCCACTTGCGTCAACCCAAACATTACCAACGTTTGTTCCTGCAGGAGTGTAGTTAATTTTATATTCTTTAACATTACCACCTGAAGCACGTTTGTTGAATCCTAAGATTCCTGCTGGGTATGAAGTGTTTGCAGGGGCATCTGCATCTAAACTAGATACACTTGATTGCCTAAAGTCTGCATAAACAATACCTTCGCTTGTTACTTGGTCAGTACCGTCAACTTTAACCCAAGCACTACCACTGTATTTGTAAATACATGGGAAGGCTTCAGTTTCGTCGCTGTCTAACCATACATCTCCAGCCACTAGTGCTGTTCCATCACTTTGTGTTGATGGTTCACTTGCTGTGACTTGGAAGTCCTTACTAAATGATACCCAACCATTTGCTGAGTCATTTTCAAGTAAGTCTATATTTGTTTTAGATACACCTGCATCGTACCAGAAAGTACCTTCTGCTAATGTACCTGTAATTGTTGTTTTACTTGCAACATAACTTAAATCTGCAAAGTTACTGTAAACAATGTTTGCTGTTGCGGCTCCGGATCCTAGTCCAATTGAACTTGGTCCAAAGTCACTGTGTAAACTGTTTACTGCAATGTCTCTACCTGTGCTTGAAGTAAGTACAACATTAGATGCTGAACCTTCACTAGCAACAACTTCAGTTACGCCTGCACTTGATAAACCTGCGTTAATATCAAATACAGCATCTTCCGCCGTAGAGTTTGTTGCGTTACCACTAATTGTATTAGCCAATGTAACGTTTACTGTTGTGCCGTTATAAACGATTTGGATTGAACTGTTACCGCTTACGTCAACACCTGCAGATATGTTTCCACCGTTTGCAACAACGGTGCTGTTACCGTTATGTCTTTTAAGTGTTAATTCTGCTGAACTTCCAGTAATTGCAACTACGTCGCCAACTTTAACATTAGCAAGACCAATATCTGTAAATGCCGCATCTGTTGAAGCATATACAGGACTTGATACTGCACTAAAAGTTTTACTTGTAGCACTGAAAAGTTTTACTGAAAGACTTGCACCTGTGTTAGGTGTAGTTCTTTGTACAAAGACGTCTCCACTTGTTAAAGCACTTACGCCATCGCTTTGCAATGTCGGAACTGATAAGTGTGATGCAAATTGGAAGTCGCCACTTGTGGCACTTGCCCAACTTGTTGAACCAATTTCATACCAGTCATCACTGAATTTTTCATAGTATTTAATACTTGAAGAAGTGCCACCAGCGGCTGTATTAGCCACTACTGCATAGTCTCCATTCAGTCCAAATGCTCTTTTTGGTCCGCCTGTACTACTGTTAATGTCTGA